TTAATACCTTTAACAATTAGGCAAGGGACATACATCAAATAAGCGGAGGGAGTGGGTGTTATATGCTTGAATAACACTATACTATTGAGTGTGTGTAACAGAGAAGTATAATGTTAGAAGACACGAAGGCATTATACAATGTATAGGAAAAGGTCACTCCCCAATATTATATAATTACAAGTATGTAACTAGTTTAGTAGCAGTCCTGAGAAGTTACACTAAGTTTATTCCAGGAACTCATAATTGTTCGCACAAGGTATGAGCACTACTATTAAACGAAAAAAAAGCTTGTATAAACTTAATGGTGGGAGCTTGTAGGAGTCTTGGATGACAAAATGTGCAAGTTCTCATCATTATAGCTTGGAATATTTGCCCGCTTTTAGTAAATTATAAACCCCTCAAAAAGGAGAAATTAATGGAAGAAAGTAATAAAAAAGATGGGATAACTGTCCCTAAACCTGTGTTTAATGAAAGAAGACAGGAATCATGGAAATCAAAAGAAATAGATCAATTAGGAAAATCATTAGCAATAGCACAATCTAAAATGAAAGGCGCTAAAAAGAATTCTGTTAATCCTTTCTTTAAATCTAATTATGCTGATTTGCATACAGTAATAGAGTCATCATTACCACATTTGAATGCACAGGGAATTTCTGTTATTCAAGGAAATGATACTGATGAGAATGGTTCGTTTTATGTAACTACTATGTTATTACATCATTCGGGTCAATGGATTAAATCAAAATTGAAAATGCCCATTACTAAGCCTGATGCTCAAGGTGTAGGTGCAACAATCACTTATGCTAGAAGATTTGCTTTATCTGCAATGATAGGTATAGCACAAACAGACGATGATGGTAATTCAATACAGTTAACTGATAAATAATAAGGAGAAACTATGGCAATTAAAACAATGTCAGCTTCCACTGGTGGGAGTAGTTTTGAAGAAGGGTGGCATGAAGTAACTATATCTAAAGCAGAATATGGTGTTTATGAAGCCCCAACAGGAGATACAAAAAACTTTATAGATGTATGGTTTAATGATTATCCTGATAGTATGAACTTAAGAGTCTATGAAGTATTTAATAAGACTACTAAAGAAGAGTTCAATGTAGCTAATGTATTCAAATATGCTGCTGCTGGTATAGTAAGTGTGCTAAAAGATCCTAATGGAAAGCATCCAATCATTCAATATGATGATGATCCAAAAGGATTAATAGGCAAAACTATTAATATATTATTATATAAAGATCCAAAAAATCCAAAATATAATAGAGTATTAGATAGAATAGCGCCTATTGCTCAAGTTGGAGAACACTTGTCTTTTACACCAGGTGATGTAGATTCTATTAAGAATAGTGCTGATAAAAGCTTAAAAGCAAAATTAGCAGCAATACCTACGCCTAATGGTGTAAACAATGAACCGTTTGCTAACCAATTTTAGGATGACCTGGATTAGTCGGGTTTACTAATATCCTAAATATTCTGTTGGGAATCTTAGGAGATGCGGGTAACGCAACACGGGTGTCGTGTCGGAATAAATAGGTAAAATTAAAGGAGAAATTATGACAGTTAGAGAGCATATTACAAGAAAGTTAGAAACTTTAGAGCATTCCCCAGTTAGGACATTCAAAACATCAGATATACAGGGATTATCGTTTGAAGGTAAAGCTGAGTTTGGAAAATTTCTAGGAAGTACAGAAACATATACTAGAGAGTTTAGAAGAATGAGAACTGATGGTATAATAGTAGTAGAAAAACTTGCTAGAAAAAATAGACAGCAGACTTGGAAATTAAGTCAGATTAGACCTACAAATGGTGAAATGGGTAAAATGTATAAAGAGTTTACTGACGAAGATATACCATTTTAAGGAGATAATATGATTAAAGAGTATGCATTTGGATTAGCTAATAGACATCATTTTGGAGATGTAAGTGATGTTGAGAAATACGCAGGTATGGCTCAAGATACATTTATGTCTTTGTGGGATTATGATTCTCATGTAGTTGATTATGTAAAAGAAAAAGAAAGTCTATCTGGATATGATGGTATGCTATATATGCCAGATGAATTTATCTTAGATGTTGATGGTGTTAATCCTAAACAAGCTAAAGATAAAACTATAGCACTGACTATAGAGTTAGATGATTTATGTATACCTTATCGTATATACTTTTCAGGAACAGGGTTTCATTTAGGAATACCAGGCGATGCTTTCAGATGGAAGCCATGTCCAGACTTGCATTTAAAAGTCAAGGATGAATTAAAGGCTAGAGGTATATATGAATATGCAGATCCATCAGTTTCTGATAAAACTAGAATCATCAGAGTTGTAAATACATTGAATAGTAAATCTAAATTATGGAAAATACCTATAAGTTTAGAAGAATTACATAGACCTGTAGAAGAAATACAAGAGTTAGCTAAAACAAAAAGAGTAACTAATAAATGGACTACATTGGAATGTGAGCCTGTATTTGATGTATTAGAAAGAAAAAGTAAAGCAAGTGATAAGAAGTTTGAATCAATATCATTAGGAAAAAATCCTGATCCTGTGTGGTATCCGTGTATTCAAAAGATGATGGAAGGCAGTGCTCAAGGTTCAAGGCATCAAATAGCATTGCGTATTGGTGCGTTTCTAAGATGGAGATATCCAGAACATGTTGTAAGACTGGTAATGGAAGATTGGCGACAAAGAGTAGATATTGCATCACATCCATTTAGTAAAGCTGAGATGGATAAAATAGTTACCGATTGTTATGAAGGTCATAATGGTAATGGTTATAATTACGGATGTAGTGACGTTCATATGGATAAACATTGTCAATCAACTTGCAGATTATATAAATCAAAAGTATCACAAAATACTATGGATGCTAAATCTATGGAAAAAGAATTAGTAGATTTCTTAAGCACTAATCATAATCCTATAGATATTGGTGAGCCATGGGGACAAACATTTCCTGTATATCCTGGTGAAGTAGTTATATTACAAGCTCCACCTAAATCTATGAAAACAATGTTATTACAGAATTTAGTTAATAGATTCAAACGTAATACATATTTTATGGAAATGGAAATGAGTCCAAGACAAATGTGGATGAGATTTGTAATGATAGAAAACAAATGGTCAGAAGAACAACTAAAAGAATACTATAGCAAATATGCAAATGGTATAAGTAAGGATTTTGAATGGTTAACTGTAGATTATAGTACTTGTTATCCTCAAGAATTACATAAAAGAATATTAATGTTACCTCGAAAACCTGAAATAGTTGTTGTAGATCATATGGGTCTATTTAAATCTCAAAAACACGATAATAATATGAAAGTAGAAGAAGTTTCTCAAGCATTGATGGAACTTGCTGTACAAAATAATATTATTGTCTTTGCTGTATCAGAAATAACTAAATCAGCTTTTACAGAAGGTATGAATATAGCTTCTTCTAAAGGCTCATTTAGAGTTGCATATAATGCTAATAAAGTATTATCGCTAACTCCATTTAAAGATGATGACAATTTAATCAAATCTTTAAAGTTAGAATGTACAGCTAATAGAGAAAGAGAAAACCTTGATCTGCAATTACCAGTAAATAATTCAGTAATAGGATAAACAATTAGAGAGTTAGGTGAGCGGTGAAAGGCAGTGTACGCCGTACATACTTAACGCTTAACTCTCTACTAAACTTAAGGGGGGATTATGAATCCATATCAAGAAATAAGAAAAGTACCGCTTGATTATAGTGGTATACAATCATCAGCTTATGCTGTCCAAAGATACGATGAAGATAAAGGATGGAAAGAAGCTGGTGTAGTAGGGCAAAACTATCTATTATTACCTAATCAAGATGTTAAAGATATAGCAGAAGATTTATTGAGTAGTTCTGCTGTTAACTTTGAATTAGATAAAGAATTCTTTAATGGTAAGAATTTTATGTTAGCATATAAAGCAGTAGATAGTATAGCAAGTGTAGATTATACTGTAGAAGACGATCAACTAGATAAATTAAACTTAGGCATACAATTTTGGAATAGTTATGATGGTTCAAGATCATTTGGATTTTCATTAATGCTTTATAGATTAATATGTACTAATGGGATGATGAGTAAACAATATCTACAAAACTATAGATTTAGACATAATCCTGGATCTGAGGATTGGGATAAACAATTAGAATCTATGGTTCATATGATAAACTTTACTCAAGATGGTGATAATGATAATGTTAACACTATGATTAAAGGTATTAGAGAGTTGAATGATTATAGAGTTACGTCAAAGAATTTAGGCAATATTAGACACAATTTCCTTAAAGATATACCAACAGGTGTATGGGGTGAAATAACTGACAAATTCCTAGATCCTAACGGCAAATATTACTCAGATACTAACGGTTGGGGATTGCTTAATTCTGCTACAGATGTATTGTGGCATAAAAAGAAACCAACATTAGCATCATACAATCAAAATGCAACTATAACAGACGGTTTAATCAATGCAATTTGCGCTTAAGCAAAGCGGATGACAGTCGGAGGAGATTAGAGAGCCAATAACTGGTCCTATAAGTCCTAACTACGATAACCTTTTCAGGTGCCCTGTTAGGCAAAGGAATATGTGAGGCTCTCTAATTGACAAAAGGGGGAAAAATGAAATATGTAAATAGAAAGTCTATGATTATTAGAAAATCTGGACGTAGTAGTGATTATATTACACCTAGTTTTGGTTTTGGATGCTTATATAAATGTTCATATTGTTATATGCGTAGGCATGTACCACACGGACTTACAATAGCACAAAATCCAGAAGATATATTAATAGCAATAGAAAACCACAGTGAAGATCTTTCATGGCCTAAAACACCAAATCAAACGCATAATGAATATTACACATATGACTTTAGTTGTAATGAAGATTTTATATTACACTCAAGATATCACAATTGGCGTTTAGTATTTGATTATTTTAAGTATCATGAAAAAGCATTAGGAACTGCTGCTACTAAATATGTAAATAAAAAGTTATTGGATTATGATGCTGATAGAAAGATTAGAATAAGATTTAGTCTTATGCCTCAAGATCTATCAGATAAACTAGAACCTGGCACATCTAAAATTATAGACAGAATTAAAGCTGTTAATGATTTTTATAAGGCTGGGTACGAT